CGCGATGTACATCATCATGTCGTTCACCGGTAAGAAGGCTGCAGCCATCAAAGAGGCGTTTATCAAGGCCTTCAACTGGATGCGCGAGAAGCTGATGGAACTGGCTCACTCCTGTCAGCGAGAGCATAACGAACTGATGCTTGAGCTGATGAAAGAAAAGGATGTTGCCAGCATGTCTGGCAGATTGCTCAACCGGTGGGGCCGCGTGAAAAAGCCTCAAATTATGGCAAGGATTGAAAGGCTGGAGCAGCAGGCGCAAATCACTATCCCCGGCCTGCCACCACCACCTCCCCCGGCGTGGGCAATGATGCCCCCGCCCGACCTGCTGACACCGTTGCAGGGGATTATTACACCCTCAGGGAGCGAATAAACCAGGCCACTGCCCAGATTAACGTCCTGCAGGAATATATCCGGGCACGGTGATACAGATAATCGCTAGCCAGCGATTATAGCGCCTGTTAAAGGTTAAAAAGTGATCAGCATAGCGGCCTGAGCATTTTGCCTGGGTTTTTTTTCTGCCCGGTACAGGGCAATAATCCAGTGAGGTTTACCCATGTTTAATTTTGGAATCAATCAGTTGGTCGAATCCCGCGTCAGTGATGAATTTGGCGAGGTCAAAGGCCGTGCCGAATACTCCGCGCATGAAAATTCTTACTTCTTACATTACAAGGCCGCAGACGGCCGCGCGATGAGCGCCTGGTTCGATGAATCTGATTTGGACGCAGTGGAAGACGATAGTCATCCCGGCTGTCCGGTATATGCCGCTATCGATTTGCCTGAAGGGGCTGTAGTCGAAGAGTGAGTTTTATAAAGTTCTGCAAAAGGCATTCATAGAGTGCCTTTGACAGAATAAATAAACTTAATTCCCATGTGGTGGTTAACTACTACTCAGGGGTTATATCCAACTACCCAGTAGGAAGTTCTAATATGGCGACCAAACTTAAAACTGGCCGCCCTTCTGATTATTTACCAGAGGTGGCCGCTGACATCTGTTCACTGCTTGCCGATGGTGAAAGCCTGCGTAAAGTTTGTGAGCGACAAGGCATGCCCAGTAAGACGTCTGTCTTCCGCTGGCTTGCTGAGCATCAGGAGTTTCGTGACCAGTACGCAAAAGCCACTGAGACCCGCGCTGACGCTATTTTCGAAGAGATGTTTGATATTGCTGACAGCGTTGCCGAAGAGGCCGCGGCAGTAGGTAAAGCACGGCTACGCATCGATACTCGCAAGTGGGCTTTGGCCCGCATGAATCCGAAGAAGTACGGCGACAAAGTCAGCCAGGAAATCGATCATAAGTCATCTGATGGCAGCATGGCTACAAAGCCGACGACTATTCAGTTGCTTCCTGTTGAGCCAAAACAATGAGTGAAACCGCACAACTGCCAATACCTGCAAAACTTGCTCCACTTTTCACAGCTACTGGTAAGCGCTATCGCTGCTCCTATGGGGGCCGTGGTAGTGCCAAGACGCGTACCTTTGCTCTGATGACCGCCGTCAAGGCATATCAGTCAATGATGAACGGTGAGAGCGGAGTGATCTTGTGTGCACGTGAATTCATGAACTCACTGGAAGAGTCGAGCATGCAGGAGGTGAAGCAAGCGATCCTTTCCGTGCCCTGGCTGGCGTCCAACTTTGACATTGGTGAGAAATACATCCGCACCATCGACAAAACGGTGACATACGTTTTCTCTGGTCTGCGCCACAATCTGGACAGCATCAAGTCAAAGGCTCGCATCCTGCTTTGCTGGGTAGATGAGGCTGAGTCAGTCAGTGAAATCGCCTGGCGGAAACTTACCCCAACAGTGCGCGAAGAGGGATCAGAGATTTGGGTGACATGGAACCCAGAGCGCGACGGCAGCGCTACTGATAAGCGATTTCGCAAAGAAGCTGGCGACGACTGCATAACCATAGAGATGAATTACACGGATAACCCCTGGTTCCCTGATGTGTTAGCGGGCGAGCGTCAAAACGATGAGCGCCGCCTCGATCCGGCAACTTACGCATGGGTATGGGAGGGCGCATACCTCGAAAACTCAGACAAACAGGTGCTGGCTGGCAAATACCGTGTTACTGAGTTCTCAGACAGTCTGTGGAAAGAGGCGGAACGGCTTTTCTTTGGTGCTGACTTTGGTTTTGCCAAAGACCCCAACACATTGACGCGCTCATTTATCCTGCACAACCGACTCTATGTTGAGTACGAAGCCTATGGACAGCAAACCGAACTCGACCACATGCCCGCTCTATATGACACCATCCCCGGCGCACGCGATTGGCCAATTAAGGCTGACTCAGCGCGCCCGGAAACAATCAGCTATCTCAGGCGTCAGGGATTCAATATCTCCGCAGCTGAGAAGTGGCAGGGCAGCGTTGAGGACGGCATTGCGCACCTTCGCGGCTTCGATGAAATCATTATCCACCCACGCTGCAAGAACGTGGCGCGAGAGGCCCGTATGTGGTCGTACAAAACGGACCGCATCACCGGCGAGGTATTGCCGAAACTGGCGGATGGTAATGAGCACTGCTGGGATGGCATTAGATACAGCCTCGATGGTCACATCAAACGCAAGGCCCAGACAATGGGCATGATGATTCCTAAGCGCCTGCAGGGGCGATAAAACTAATTTGTGGTTAGCAGGTCGCTCAGGCGGTCTTTATTATTGCCTGAAATCCACCAGCGGGAAAAACATGACTGATAAATTAACACTCGCCGTCAATCACGCGCTGAATGACGTCAGGATGGCCCGTGTGCGGGCAATGGCATTCAACCCTGGTATGGGGCTGGATACAAAGCGCGAGAGCGCATGGTGCGAATACGGCTTTAAAGAAAATCTGACATTTGATGATTTGTACAAACTTTACCGGCGTGGCGGCATTGCTCACGGTGCGGTAAATAAGCTGGCCTCCAATTGCTGGAAAACAAACCCGCAGGTCATTGAGGGCGAGCAGTCTGACGAATCGCGAGAGATAACTGCGTGGGAGCGTGGCAGCAATCAGGTATTCAATCACCGATTCTGGCGCGCATTTGCCAAAGCAGATGTAAGGCGGCTAGTGGGGCGCTGGGCTGGCATCCTGCTGCACGTCAAAGACAGCAAGGAGTGGATTGAGCCGGTCGTTAAAGGCAAAGCGCTGCAGAAAATCACGCCTGTATGGGCAAGCGCCTTGAAGGTTGCCACCCGCGACAGCAATGGCGCCATCACGATGTGGCAGTACACAGAGACGCTATCGGACGGGAGCACTGCGCAACGCAAAATTCACCCTGACCGCGTGCTGATCATCGGCGATATGTCAGAGGACGAGATCGGTTTTCTGGAGCCGGGCTATAACGCCTGCGTCAGCCTGGAGAAAGTCGAAGGCGGCTCTGGTGAGTCGTTTTTGAAGAATGCGGCGCGCCAGCAGAGCATCAACTTCGATAAGGAGGTCGATTTCAAAAATTTGGCCTCATTGTATGGCGTCACGGTGGATGAACTGCAGGAGCGTTTTAACGAAGCCGCACGCGAACTAAATCGTGGTAACGACACGCTACTGATTACTCAGGGTGCTCAGGTCACATCGATGGTTAACGCCGTCTCTGACCCGGAACCCACCTATGAGGTGAATCTGAAAACGTTTTGCGCCTCGGTTGATATTCCCTCACGGATCATCGTTGGCAACCAGTCGGGTGAGCGGGCCAGTACTGAGGACCTGATTTATTTCAACAGTCGCTGCCAGTCACGCCGGGGTGATCTGTCGTTCAATATTGAGGATATGGTCGATAAGCTCATATACCTGCAAATCATCAAACCGGTGGCGAAATTCAGCATCGTCTGGGATGAGTTAAACGAGCAATCCCCCTCTGACAAACTCGACAGTGCCAGCAAAATGAGCAGCATCAACCAGACCGCTTTAGCATCAGGGGAGCAGGTATTCACGGTTGATGAAATCCGTGTTGCAGCGGGTTATGAGCCTGGTGGGGGTGAACCGCTGCCGGAGGATGACGATGACGAAGAGGAGTAAAAAGCCCAGGCTCGCTATTCTACCCAGCAACAAACAAGACCCCACCGGCATTGACAAGTTAGAGCGAAAGGCGATGAAAGATTTCGCCAGGCGTCTAAAAAAGGTCGGTAAAATTTATAAAGACGCCCTTGAGCGATTCCCGGCATCCCTCGCCATTAACGCCCGCTATGAATACCAGCTCGATCCGGTTCTGTTGAACATGGTTCTCAACGACGCCAGCATTCTCACCGATGCCGTGCTGGTGGAGGGCGACCAGAACAATAACTGGTTCACTGAGAATTACGTTGAGGTTGCCGTTGTACGCGGGACCGCCCAGACATTTGCCAACCTGTCCCGGCAGTCAGCGACTTACCTGGCTGACAGGCAATCCCTCCAGTCCCTGCTAATGAGCGAAACTTATCAGCGACGAATGACGCTGGTATACACGCGCGTGTTTGAGGAGATGAAGGGGCTATCGGCAGAGGTTAAGCGGAACATGGCGCGCGGGCTAACTGAGGGCATCGGGCGCGGGCTTCACCCCTCAGTGGTGGCTAAAAACCTTACCGCGCAGGCAGGTATTGAAAAACGTCGCGCTAACAGAATTGCCAGAACGGAGCTGACTACCGCATTGCGGCGCGCCCGCTGGGATGAGGCAGACGAGGCAAGCCGAGACCCGGGTCTAAATATCCGGTTACTGCATTACTCAGCACTCAGCCCCACAACGCGCCAGTCGCACGCTATCCGACATGCTCACATTTATCTGATTCAGGAGGTGAGGGAGTGGTATGCCATCGGAGCCAATGCGATCAACTGCAAATGCTCACAGGTTGAGGTGCTGGTGGACGCTAAAGGCAATCCTCTCAACTCAAAAATTATTGAGATGGCTCAGGGGGAATACAAACGCTACATGGCACTCGCTGCCAACCATTCACATCACTGCTGCGTCCACCAGCACGCAGCCTAATCGAGACATAACCATGCCTATGCAGATTAACGTCACCACCAGGGTGAACAATCAGTCTATTCGCCGCGAAACGCATAATGGTCGCCCGCATCTGGTCCTGCCGAGCTACACGCTACCGGCAAACGTTGTAATGAACGGCGGCCTGTATCCGGCCTCAGAAATTGACTCTCATTATCAGGGGCTGGAGGGAACGCTGGCACCGCTCGGTCATCTGACCGTTAACGGGCAGTTTGTCTCTGCGTTCTCTCCAGAGGGCATCAATGTCGGTCACATCGGTGCGTGGAATCGCAACGTGAAAAAATCCGGCAACCGCGTTTATGCAGAAAAATGGGTCGATACCACAGTGGCCAACCAGAGTGAAGGCGGGCGCGAGCTGCTGGAGCGCGTGGCAGCCATTGAGCGCGGCGAGGATGTGCCGCCAATTCATACCAGCGTTGCCGTGTTTCTGGACCAGCTGGAGGCCAGCGAAGAGCAAAAAGCACAGGGCATCGAGTGGGTGGCGAAAATCAACGCCATGGACCATGACGCCATCCTGCTACATGAGGTGGGCGCAGCTCAGCCAGAGCAGGGGGTTGGCCTGATGGTTAATGCCGATCAGGCCAGAACGCTCAAACCTAATTCCGGCGCGCTGGTGGGGGAAAGCTACCGCGAGCGCGAGCGCCGCCTTGAGCAGGCTGCACGCGATAAATTCGTAACCGGTCCAGATGATTACGCATGGATTGCCGATTTCACCGACTCACAGGCCATTGTCATCCGTAATGGGAGTGATGCGCAGGTTTACGGCTACACCAATGAGGGCGGAAAAATCGCGTTTGATAATACTGGCTCAAAGGTGGCTCGTCAGGAGTCATGGGTGGCAGTCGTTGCCAACAAATTCAAATCCATTTTCATACCGCAGGATGATCCTGCAGCAAACCATCAACAGGGGGGCGAGATGCCTTTAACCAAAGAAGACGTAGAGCAAATCGGCAACATCGTCAGCGGCGCTATCACTGCGAATAACGAGACCACGCTGAAACCCATTGTAGATGCGCTGGCAGGCATTCAGGCCAACCAGAAAACACTTTCTGACACCCTGACAGCCAATGCCCGCGCCGAAGAGAAAACCATGCTTGACGCGGTGGCTGCCATTCATGGCGAAGTCGTAGCCAACGCACTCACAGGGGAAGCGCTGAAAGAGATGTTCAGCAAGATGGGTGAAGCTGCGCACCTTGGGGCCAACAGCGCTAAAGCCCCGGCACTAACCGGCGCACCAGACCCAGCCACTTATTTCGGAGGTGCTGCGTAATGGCACGTTATCGTCGCATCAATATCGACGGGAAATCACTCTACAAGACGGAGACCCGCATAGCTGCCACGGACCTGCTGCCCGGCAGCGCCGCAGTCATCAACGCCGATGATGAATTTGTGCAGGCTACGTCATTACGTGGCCGCATCTACATCATTGACGTCGCACATCATCAGGGACTCTCAATTACTGACGCGGTTCCTGCTGGTGATTCAGCGGTGGGCAATTACGTGGAGGAGGGCCGCGAGCTGGCTTTGCGTTGTGGGCCGGGTACATACGCCAAAGATACGCCGATTAAACTCGGCACCAATGGCAATTTCACACCGGCAACCGCTGACACTGACTCGGTGATCGGCTATAGCCAGGACGAGGCCACGATTGCGACCGGTACAGCCGATTTCATTCGCGTGCGCATGCGCGTTGGCACCATTGCCGCCGGCGCATAATCAGGAGAAAAAAATGTATTTTACCGCTGAAACACTGGCAACAAATCGCCGCCTGCAGGGTCACTGGAATGAGCTGTGGGCAAACCGTAATATCTGGAACCAGCATCACGACATGATGGTGAATGCCTACCGTTCGAGCATGACGCCTGAAATGCTGGCGGCAAACGCCATCGGCGGCTTTACTCGCGAATTCTGGGCGGAGCTTGATCGTCAGGTTATCCAGTTGCGCGATCAGGAAATTGGTATGGAAATTATCAATGACCTGATGAGCGTCCAGACCATCCTGCCAATCGGCAAAACAGCCAAATTGTATAACGTTACCGGCGATATTGCTGATGACGTGTCTGTCAGCATCGATGGTCAGGCTCCGTATTCGTTCGACCATACCGATTACGATAGCGATGGTGACCCGATTCCGGTATTCGCTGCAGGTTATGGTGTCAACTGGCGACATGCAGCTGGCCTGAATACTGTGGGCATTGATCTGATGCTGGATTCTCAGGCCGCCAAACTGCGCAAATTCCATAAACGCCGCGTCAACTTCTACCTGAACGGCGATCCATCAATCTCGGTTGATGGCTATAAGGCGCAGGGCATGAAAAACCACCGCAACACCACCAAAATTAACCTGGGTGCCGGTGCTGGTGGTGCAAACATCGATCTGACTGCCTGCACACCAGCGGAGGCGCTGCACTTCTTTGGCCCGACAGGCGCATTTGGCATTAACGCCCGTCGCAATAAAGTCACGCGCTACAGCAAGCTGTGGTTGAGTTCAGAGATTATGGCAAACCTGTCAAAACCGTATCTTATCGACATCAACAGCGGCACCAATGCGCTGATGGGTGGCACGGTGCTGGATGCCATTGGCAAATTCATTCCTGCCGAATCTATCCAGCAATCCTACGCCTTGACCGGTAATGAATTTCTGGCCTACGAGCGCCGCCAGGACGTTATCACCCCATTGGTGGGCATGGCCGTGGGTATCGTTCCGCTGCCGCGCCTGATGCCACAGAGCAACTACAACAACCAGATCATGTCTGCAGAGGGTATCTCTATTAAGCGTGATGGTGATGGTCTGGGTGGCGTGGTTTACGGCGCAGAGCTGGTGGCATAAGGGGGCAATATGACTGAGAAATATGAAGTAGTTAAAGCCTGGCATGGCGTGTCAGTTGGCGATGTGCTTGTTCTGGAAGATGTACATCCGGCATTGAAGTCCCATGTCCGCAGAATGTCTGGGGCGGTGCTGGCCGAACTAATCCCTGCCACCCCGGAAGCCAGTACCGATAACAAGGCGCGCAAAGCCATCATTACTGCCCGGCTTGATGAACTTGGTATCGAGTACAAAGGAAACCTCGGAGCTGACCGGCTGGCAGGACTGTTGCCGGATGGCGAGCTGGAAAAGCTTTTTCCAACCACTGAATAACAGCCGCCGCTCAGGCGGTTTTTTTATGCCCTCTTCGGAGGGCTATTTGCAGAGGTGCGCATGATTACTACGGCACAGGCAAAAGAGTATCTGACCAGCCAGGGCATTACGTTGCCTGAATTCATCCTCACCGCGCTGGTTGAGCAGGCAAACAGCATTCAGGAATGTCTGGATGCTAATTACCCGGCGGCGACAGCATTGCTAATTCAGATGTACCTGTTAGGACTGATGGGGCTGGGGCAGGGCGATAAATATATCAGCTCTCAGTCAGCGCCATCTGGCGCATCACAATCATTCCGCTTTCAGTCGTTCTCTGATCGCTGGAAGGGCTCGTTGGCGCTTTTACGGGGGCTGGACAAAAACGGATGTGCCACGGATTTGATACCCGCCGATCCGACCCAACAGGCATTTGCAGGCATCTGGATTGGTAAAGGCGGGTGCATGTCAGGTGGCATTCGATGAACTGGCAGCCTGCTACACAACCACCCAAGCCGTTCCGGCGTGTCTGGGTTAAAACGGATAGCGGTGTTCAGACAACCGGCTACGTTAACGAGTCAGGCGAGTGGCGAATTAACTGCCAGCGTATAGCCGCACTAAAACCCACTGTGACCGGATGGAGGTTATGACATGTCTTCACAGCCAACTGGTCATATACGGCGAAGGCAACAATCTGGAAGCGATCTGGAACAACCAATGATTACGGCGATCCTGTTTTTAGTGATCCTGTAGTTATTGACTGTGACTATCAGGGAGGGCTGTCAAAGCGCCTTGGTGCGATAGGCGGTGAAAGGGTGGTTAAAAACACAATCTGGACTGAGTTTGCTGACGCCGATACAGGCGATTACATCCTGATTGGGCAGTCCTCAGAAGTTGATCCCATCACAGCCGGAGCTGATGAGGTTATGCAGGCTATTCGCTATGCAGATACCTTTGACAGGACAGCAGATGACTACGCAATCATCACGGGAGGCTAGTCATGGGAGTAAAGGTCAAAGGCATTGATCAGGTAAAGCGTAATTGAAGTGGTTTACTGAATTTGGCCACCTGAACAGAGGTGATATGCTCACCTCAGAACAACACAGGTGCCATAATGAAAAAAAGAAATTTCAGCGCAGAGTTTAAACGCGAATCCGCTCAAC